GTACAAGATAGTGGATTAACTCTTGGAAATACTGTTCTCCAGCAGGGAAGTAATGCGACTGGTAATTTTGTTGGTAGTGCAGGAATATCAACAGGAACACTAAGTGTGATTAATGCGGGTATTGGATATACTCCATCATCAGGATCTGCTACTTATAGTTCTGTAACTTTAGACACAATAACTGGGAGTGGTCAAGGAGCAACTGCAAATATAACAATATCAAATGGTTCAGTTGTATCTACTGGAGTTACAATTGCGTCTGGTGGTTCTGGATATCAAGTTGGTGATGTTCTTGGAATTACAACGATTGGAAGTCTTACAATTGGACAAAACGCAAGATTCTCTGTTGGCATTATTACAGCAGTTAATCAATTAATTCTTGATAATGTTCAAGGAGATTTTGTAACTGGTGTTGGTAAAACCATTCAATACATTAATAACTCCGGTCTTACAACAACACTAAATTCCTCTTATGGTGGAAATGTTACAATTTCTACGATTAATGTAGTAAGCGATGGTTTGAGTATTGTAGTGAATCATAAGAATCACGGAATGTATTCAAATACAGATCTTGTGTCTATTTCTGGAGCAATTTCTGATGTAAAACCAACAAAATTAACGTCAGGATATACTTTTGATTCTACATCAGCAATTCTTGTTGATGATTCTTCTACATTCTCAACTTTTGAAAATGTTGGTGTCGGAACAACAAATCCAGGATATCTTTTGATTGGAAATGAAATTATTTCTTATACATCAACTTCTTCTGGTTCAATTGGTGGGCAAATTGTAAGAGGTTCAAATCCAATTAACTATGTAACTGGTACACCAGTTTATAAGTATGAGTTGAGTGGAGTTTCTCTAAGAAGAATTAATAAAACTCACAATTTATCAGATGTAACTGCAGCAGATTCAATTTCTTTTGATTCTTATACAATCAAATTGGACACTTCATCAACTACTGGAATAGCAAGAAGTACTTCATCTGGATATCCAACTCTTTACTTAAATCAAACAAAATCAGCAGGTGGTTATAATATAAAGGCATCTCAAAATATGCCCTTTGAAATCATTACACCAATGATACAGAACGTTACTGTGACCGGAACTTCACTCAGTTCAGAAATCAGAACAATATCTGCATCCAGTATTAGTGGAAATGAAATTCCATTTATTGATACTGGATTTGATAATATTACATTAAATCAAGTAAATTATCTTGATAGTCCGAGAATGATTGCGTCTAAAGTGAATGAGACTCAATACCTCTCTACACTTCCAGGCAATAAGTCAATGAATTTGAGAGTGTTCTTAAACACAATTGATAGTAGATTAAGTCCAGTTATTGATACTCAAAGAGTGAGTGTAATATTAACTTCAAATCGAGTTAATAATGTGATTACAAATTATGCAGAAGATTCGAGAGTCAATAGTATTTTTAGTGATCCAACAGCATTCCAATATCTTTCAAAAGAAATTACTCTTGAAAATCCAGGAACATCGATTAAAATATTACTTAGTGCATATAATAATCTATACTCAGATATTCGTGCATTTTATGCAATCAGTGAAAATCAAAACTTCAATCCAATTTTTGTTCCATTTCCTGGATACGAAAATCTTAATAGTAGAGGACAAATAATTGATATTCAAAATAATAATGGTCATCCAGATACTTTTGTTCCATTAACATCAAATACTGGATTTTCACCGACTGATGTTTCATTTGCCGAATATACATTTACTGCAGATCAATTACCAGCATTTAGATCGTATCGGATCAAAATCATTATGACTTCTACAAGTCAGGTTTATGTTCCAAGATTGAAAGATTTAAGAGTAATTGCATTAGCATAGTATGAAATATGCAAAAGTTGAAGGACATTCTCACCTTTTACGTGATTCAAAGACAAATTCAATTATTAATACAAATATGGTAGAATATCAAGAATATTTAAATAGACGTAATGTAAAAGTAGATGAGAATCAAAAAATACAACATCTAGAATCTGATGTTGCTAATATAAAAAATGATCTTAGTGAAATAAAATCTTTATTAAGGAGTTTAGTCAATGAATCCCGATGAAATTAAACTTGAAAATTTAAGTAAAAATTTTGAATACTTTAAAATAAGCACAGAAATAGATAGTATTAATGATATTGAAACTGCAAAAGATTTTGCAAAATGTTATTGTAAATTGTATTTGAAACAACAAGAGGTTCTTTCATCTTTAGGTTCTATCAAATAATAACTATAGATATAAAGACATTGCTATAAATATTTAAAAAAGAGTAGAAAATAAATGGCACAACCATCATCAAGACAAGGTTTAATAGATTACTGCAAAAGAAAACTTGGAGCACCAGTTCTAGAAATTAACGTTGCAGACGAACAAATTGATGATTTGGTTGATGATGCTCTTCAATTTTTTAATGAAAGACATTTTGATGGAGTAACTCAAATATACTTAAAGTATCAAATTACTCAAGGAGATATTGATCGTGGTAGAGCCCCTGCAGGAAATAGTACAACGGCAGGAATAGTTACTACGACAGCAACAACCAATATAGTTGGAACCGCAACTACTTTTACATATCAAGAAAATAGCAATTATCTACAAATACCACCATCAATTATTGGAATTAATAAAATTTTTAAATTTGATGGTTCTAATACTGCTACAAATAATATGTTCAGTGTAAAATATCAATTATTTTTGAATGATATTTACTACTGGGGTTCAACTGAACTTTTATCATATGCGATGGTAAAAACTTATTTGGAAGATATTGATTTTCTTCTCAATACAGAAAAACAAATAAGATTCAATCAGAGGATGGATAGATTATATTTGGATATTGATTGGGCAAGTGTAAATGTTGGAGATTATTTGGTAATTGATTGTTGGAGACTTCTTGATCCAAATGATTTTTCAAGAGTTTGGAATGATTCATTCTTAAAACCATATTTAACATCACTTATCAAACGCCAATGGGGACAAAATTTAATAAAATTTCAAGGTCTCAAACTGCCCGGTGGTGTTGAATTGAATGGTAGACAAATTTATGACGATGCTCAAAAAGAAATTGATGTAATTATGGAAAAAATGTCAAATACTTATGAGTTGCCTCCTTTCGATATGATAGGATAATCAGATGCTAAATCCATTTTTTCTACAAGGATCTGCAAGTGAAAAAAATTTAATGCAAGATTTGATTAATGAATCAATTCAAATTTATGGTGTTGAGGTTCATTATTTGCCCAGAAAATATATTACAGAAAAAACAGTCTTAAGAGAAGTTATTGAATCAGTTTTTGATAATGCATATCCAATTGAAGCATACATTAGTAGTTATGATGGATATGGAGATAATCCTACAATACTTTCTAAATTTGGAATTCAAAATTTAAATGAATTGACTTTAGAAATTTCCAGAGAAAGATTTGAAACTTACATTTCACCACTAATAAAAAATTTGAGCAATATCAAATTATCAAATCGACCTAAAGAAGGAGATCTGATATATTTCCCTCTTGGAGATCGTTTATTTGAAATCAAGTATGTAGAGCACGAAAAACCATTTTATCAATTGCAAGGCAAATATACATATCAATTGACCTGCGAACTCTTTCAATATGAGGATGAGGTTATTGATACTGGAATTGGTGAAATTGATGACACTATTGGAGGATCTGATAATAATGATCTAGATAATTCTTTCGTTCCTCTTGGTCCAATTCAAACACTAACTCTTGTTGGAACTGGAGTAACTGCGACTGCAATAACAAACATTGTGTCTGGAGGAATTCGATTCTTTACTGTTACAAATAGAGGAGGTGGTTATTCAAGTGCTCCTAGAGTTGCAATATCATCTGCACCATCAGGAGGAATGACTGGTATTGGGTCTGCAACAATGATTGGAGGGATTGTTGTCTGTACCGATAATACAAATCCAAATTTAAAATCCGTTCAATCCGTTGAGGTTATCAATTCTGGTTTTGGTTATACAGTAACACCAGGAGTTGCATTTTTTGGAGATGGTGCAGGAGCAGCAGCAACTTGTACGATTGGTAGTGGTGTAGTTGGCATTATTACCATTACAAGTGGTGGTTCTGGATATGTGGACACACCCACGATTACATTTACTGGTATTTCAACCGTCTCTGCTGCTGCAACTGCCGTAGTAAGTTCTGCAGGAACGATTACTCAAATTCGCATCATAAATGCAGGATTGGGATACACATTATCTCCTACCATTACAATTGGAAATCCATCATTAACTTCTACTGGAAACTTTATTTTTAATGAGGTTGTTGTTGGGTCTGCAAGTTCAACTACAGCACGAGTAAAATCTTGGAATTCTATAACAAATATACTTGAAGTATCAAATGTCACTGGTGCATTTGAAGTTGGGGAAAATATTGTAGGTGCTGCCTCAAGTGCTTCCCACGAACTTCGTTTGATTAATGTTTACCCACCAGATAATGGTTATTCTTCAAATGAAGAAATAGAGAATGAAGCAGACCAAATTATAGATTTTAGTGAAAGAAATCCGTTTGGTACCCCATAAATTATCAGATGGTTAAATAGTACTATATGTTACTTATCATATGTTTGAGTATTTTTACCACCAAATATTAAGAAAAACTGTTATTGCATTTGGTTCTCTCTTTAATGATATTACAATTAAACACACAAATTCTGCAGATGAGATTGTAAGTGTTATAAAAGTTCCTCTTGCATATGGACCAACGCAAAAGTTTTTGGCAAGATTAGAGCAGTCTCCAGATTTAAGCAATCCAATTCAAATTACATTACCAAGAATGTCTTTTGAGTTTACTGGATTGACATATGATACTGCAAGAAAATTAACTACGACACAAACATTTTTATCAAAATCCGTTACTGACGGAACTGAAACTAAAAAAACTTATATGCCAGTTCCATATAATTTACAATTTGAACTGTCTATAATGTCAAAGTTGAATGATGATGCTCTTCAAATCATCGAACAAATTCTACCATATTTTCAACCATCATATAATCTTACAGTTGAACTTGTTGATGAAATTAATGAAAAAAGAGACATTCCAATTATTCTTGAAAATGTTACGATGCAAGATGAGTATGAGGGAAATTTTGATAAAAGAAGAGTCTTAATTTATACTTTGAGATTTACTGCAAAGTTATATCTTTTTGGACCAACTTCAACAGTAACAAAAGATATTGTCAAGAAAGTATCCATCAATTACATTACTGGAGATACTACAAATACTCCCAAGAGGGAAGTTGTATATTCTGCAGAACCGAGAGCTATCAAAAATTATACTGGTACTGTGATTACAAATATTGCAAATGATATTACAACCGAAGATGTTTTGATTACTGTAAATAATGCATCTTCTATTTCTGTAAATACATATCTCGATATTGAGGGTGAAGAAGTATATGTAAAATTGAAATCTGGTAATGTTCTTACTGTGGAAAGAGGAAGAGATGATACAACAATTACATCTCATCTTGCTGGTGCTCAGGTTAAATCAATCACAAGTGCCGATGATTTACTAATAGAAGAGGGGGATGATTTTGGATTTAGTGGATCTACAACGTCACCATAATGACAGAGAAGAATGAATCAAAAAAATTTGATAAATTAAATGAAACTTTTAATGTTTCGGGAGAGGTAGTGGAAACTGAAATTATAAAAGAAACTCACGAAAATAAAATTGGTGAGATTTCGAATTCAATTCAAGATATTAAAAAAGATTATGAATATACAAGAGGGAATTTATATTCTTTGATTGAGAAGGGTCAGGAAGCAATTAATGGAATTCTTCAGTTAGCTCAAGAAAGTGAGATGCCTCGTGCATATGAAGTTGCCGGACAATTAATTAAGAATGTTGCAGATGCAACCGATAAATTAATGGATCTACAAAAGAAACTCAAAAATATTGAGGAAGACAAACAACCTCGTGGACCAACAAACGTCACAAATGCATTATTTGTGGGGTCAACAGCAGAATTGGCAAAACTTTTAAAAAAACAATCTACTGAAGAAAATGTTTAAGAGTTTAAAAAAAACTCATAATAAATATAAAAAAGGATATTGATCAATAAATGGACGCATATAAAAAGTTTACTCATAAAACTCCACATCTAAAAGGAAAACAACATCAGTTGGATCCTAATTTAGATTTAAAACAGTTGGTTCACCATGCAACAGTTCAATATGTTGATCGTGATGCTGATGGGGATGTTGATGTTTATGATAATCCAAAGAAAAAAATTCCAGATGAGAATGTTTCTAGTGCGCAAAAAGCACAAGAGTATTCTAATAAATTAATTGCGAAACAAAAAGGTGAAATTAAACATACCAAAAGAGGTATGGCATATGAAGATATTGTGAATGAAGAACCTAGAATTGCAAGAAAACCTGGGCAACCAACAAATTCTAAAAAACACTCTGACCTTTATACCGATGAAAATCCTAAAGGTACTATTGGTGGATTAGGGTTTAAAGATGTTGCAACAGCAAAACAATCAGTTTCTAAAATTAAAGACTCTGGAAAAACCCATGCACATAAAATTCAGGCAGCAATTGCTATGGAACAAAGAGCAAAAGTAATGGGTAAAAGTTCAGAAGCAGCAGTTTTTAGAAGTTTTATTAATTCTATGAAAGAAAAAACATCAGAAGAAGTAGAAACATCTTTAGTTGAAAAAATACTTGGTGAAGAAAATTGTGGTAAAGGAATGTATTGGTGTAATACAAATAAAGAATGTAAACCTCTACCAAAAGGGTTTGATGTTCCTGGACAAAAAATTAAACCAACTGAGGTTGGTATTGGGAAACCAGTAGAAGGGTCTTGTAGTAAAACAAAAAAAGGAAAAGATTGCCCTGTACACGGAAAGATGGATTGTTCGATGAAAGAATCAAAAGATCACGAATATTCAATGGCTCGTTCTGAACTCTCTATAATATCAAATGCTCTAAAGAGATTGCAGAAAAAAATGAGTAAGGGAGAAGGAAATGTTGAGGCATGGGTCCAATCAAAAATTACAAAGGCAGCAGATTATCTTGATTCTGCGGCAGATTATATTGATAGTGGTGAAATGGATGAAGCAGCAAATCCTGCTCAACAAGCAGCAATTGCAATTAATATGAAAAAGAAAGGTATAAAACCAAAATCAGAAGTTGATGAAGCATGTTGGGTTGGATATAAACAAGAAGGGTTAAAGAAAAAAGGAAAGAAAATGGTTCCAAATTGTGTTCCAGAAGAAACAGAAATTCAAGAGGCATCAAAGTCAGGAGATGCTTCTCTTCACGATTGGTTTGCAAAAA